TCACTTAGATGAGAGTTCTCCTATAGCTCAGTTGGTAGAGCGTCAGACTGTTAACCCGCTTCGTTATCTGAATGTCGTAGGTTCGAAACCTACTGGGAGAGTATGATGAAACACATGTTATGTGTTTCATCATACTTTGTACAAAAATCTTCATATGAAATATATGAAATCTGTGGCGCTCGTGTCACTCGAGGCGCTTGTCGTCGGCGTGTTGCTCGTCCTCATCTTTATGGGTGTGAGCCGGTACATGTCAGTGGTCCCAGCCGTGTTTGTGAGCGGGGCGGTGTTTCATTTGCTTTGTGAAGTCACTGGCGTAAATGCATGGTATGCCAAAAATTATTTCTTATAAAGCCATGCAAGGCTTTGACCGAGTGGATGGTGAACAACCGCAGTCTCCACCTGATTTCTGGTCGGACCTGGACCTGGACGTTTTGACTTGACATGAGCTTGTTGGGCCAGACCCAACGCGGTATTAATTGCTGCCGGAGTGTGGGCCGGGGTGTTGAACTGTCCTGATTTATATACAGCATTCACGGCTTTGGTGGCGAGTTTTTGGTTCTTCGAATGAGGCATTTTGATACTATATGTAAATAAAAAAACCAACCGTGGGTCTTCTATGTACCTACGAACGATTCAGGCGAGCGCACTGAAGACAATCTTCGAGGTTCTGAAGGATATTATCAATGATGTGAATGTTTATTTCGAACCGACCGGTATCAAGATTTTGACGCTCGATACCGCACGCGTGACACTGATTCACATGTCGATGCCGGCGGACAACTTTGAAGAGTACGACTGTCCGAGCGAAATCATCGCCGGGCTCAACATGGCCAACACGTACAAGCTTCTCAAGTCGGTCACGTCGAATGATAGTCTGACGCTCCGAATTCATGATCGCGATGTTCTCGAGATTGATATCGAAAACACGGTGAAGCACTCCAAGACGTCGTTCAAGTTGAAACTGATGGACATTAATGAAGATATTCTCGAAGTGCCCGAGATTCAGATGAATCTCGTGACGACCGTCCCGTCAGTCGATTTTCAACGCATCACGCGCGACATGGCCAACCTGTCTTCGAACATGTCCATCTTTCGTCACGGAAGTACCCTCGAGCTGAGCTGTCAGGGGGATTTTGCCGACCAGACGACCATCATGGAGTGCAACTCGGGTGATACGACCAGTCGTATCGGGAATGTATTTTCGCTCAAGTACATTAACATGTTTACCAAGGCGACCAACCTGTGCGCGAGCGTCCAGATTCTCCAGGATTCGGAAAACTCAGAAATGCCGATTGTGTTTCGGTACTCGATTGCAAATCTTGGAGATATCCAATTTTTCTTGGCACCAAAGGTTGACGTCTAAAGAAAATGTCACTTGAATGAGAATGGAACGTCGACTCTATGAAAAAATTAAAAATTTAGAAAAAACGGGCGGTGACGTGGGTGAATATCTCGCGACGTGCATCCCGTACATTCGAGAATATACGACCGACCGACCAGGTGGAGTTGCCCGGAAGGACATTTACGAGTCGTACATGAGAGACATTGAACAAGAGGCGGTATCGTTCGAAAAGAATCTCGGACCGTGTCACCAGACGTCATGTCCCGGGTGCGGCACGTGGTTTAGCCGTACGGTCGAAGCCTCGACGAGTGACAATGTCTGTACAAACTGTGGGATGGTCGAATATGTCCTCTGTGAGGAACGCGGCTTTAAAGACGAACAAGAGATGGACCGAAATGTCGTCTATTCGTACAAGCGTGAAAATCATTTCAACGAATGGGTCGCCCAATTTCAAGCCAAAGAGTCAACCAGTGTACCGGATGACGTCATTCAGCAGTTAAGGTTAGAATTTAAAAAACAAAAAATAAATCGAACCACAGAAATCACGCATTTAAAAGTTCGAGAACTTTTAAAGAAATTGGGTCTCAACAAGTACTACGAACATGCACCGTACATTACCACCATTCTGAATGGCGTCAAGCCGCCGACCATGCCTCAACCGCTCGAGGATCGTCTTCGACTCATGTTTGGTCAAATTCAAAAACCATTCGAAAAGCATTGTCCCGAGGATCGAAAGAATTTCTTGTCGTACAGTTTTGTCCTCTACAAGTTTTGTGAACTGTTGGGCGAAGATGAGTACTTGCCATGTTTTCCGTTGCTCAAGTCAAAAGACAAACTGTATCGCCAGGACCAAATTTGGAAACTCATATGCAATGAACTCAAGTGGGAATTTATTGCGACATCAAATAGTGTATGAGACGTGTTCGATTTCAGGCTCGGACGCAGGGGCTGTCGGAAAGTTGACGAGGAGCGCCTCACTGAGTCCGAGCAACTTGAGGTACAGTCGAGTTTGGACTCGGTGCTCATCCTTGATGGCCCGGACAGACTTGAGCTCGACAATCAGACGTTGATCGACAATGAGATCCGCTCGCATATTTCCAAGCGTGTGACCCTCGAATGTAATCGGGATGACCCGCTCGGTTTCATACGCCAGAAAACCCTTACGAAGACACACCTCCATGGCATTATGATAGACGCGCTCCGAAAAACCGGGACCGAGGTCGTCCCAGATTCGCCGGGCGTACGTACCGATGAGTGCTCGAGTCATACACGTACAAGCGCGTAATTTTTTATAGACATGTACAGTAGGATGACGTTTCTCGTCTACGCGGATTCAAACCAGCGCGACGTGGCACTTTATCCGGCCGGAAATGTGTTCACGCTCCATCTGACCAATCCGATTCGAAACGTCACAAAAGTCGACCTCGTGTCGGCCGTCGTTCCCAACACTTTGTACAACTTGACGAACGGCTCGAACGTCATTGCGATTAACGGTACATCAAATGTGTCACTCAATCCAGGGTTTTATTCAACATGTTCCCTCGTGTCCGCGTTCAACTCGTCGCTTCAGGTGGCTGCCGCGACCGCCAAGATGGACTACTTGTCGGCCGAGGGACGGTTCATGTTTTACGGTTCACTGACGAGTGTCTTGCCTCGGACGGCCGAGATTGCAACTATTTTGGGACTTCCGGTGGGTGTGGCTTCCACGTCATCGACGATAGCTTCAAATCCAGTCTATGCAAATCATACAACGTACGGCACTGCCGCAAACTTTGTGAAATCCAGTGTCGTCGTGGATCTGAATCTCAACGAACACATATGGCTCGACATTGCCGAGTTTCGCACACCGACGACACTCGATGCTCGACGTCTTGTATCGTCGAGCAACGTCCGGACGACGCTCAGTAATACGGCCGCGACGTCCTTTGCGATTATCCCTCTGGATGTACCGAGCGGCAGTATCAAATCATTCAAAGAGTTTACGGACTATACCATGTCGATCGAGTTTCCGTCGCGGCTCGATTCACTCGAGCGCCTGACGGTTCGGTGGCTCGACCGGAGCGGTGTTCCGCTCGTGTTTAACGGTCTCGAGACCAACTCTTTTACGCTGCGGGTACACACGGTGAACGTGCCGATTGTACCTGAACGACCTGAAAGTCTGCCGGCGCCTGTCGCGGACACAGAGCGGACCAAAATTTTTATGGGCGCAATCGCTGCGCTTGTACTGGGACTTATGCTGATACTTATGCGAAGACGTCAGTAGACGACACCGCAAAACCCTTGACCGTCTTCTGGTCAACATCAGCCTGGGCGCGAACCGGCGGACGAGCCATGGTCCAGAACATGTACAGAACCAGGAGGGCAAGCAGAGTCAACAAAAATACACGAATGTTCTTCATTTATTGTAAGGTTACAAAATTACTTGCCCATCATGAATGGCGGGGGGTCCCGGGGTTTGTCCGACGGACTCGGAACCTTGATCCACGAAACCTGACGGAAAAACATCATGTACGCAACAATCGCCGCCAAAAGGTACAACAAAATATCACGCTGCTGCATTTACTACTTTGTCGGAAAATTATCACCAGTTGGTCTACTCCGTCTGAAAGGATTCCTAAAAATTGGTTGCGGTTTTGGTCTAAAAATAGAAAGAGGAGGACGATTTCTTGCCATTTCTTTCGATGGCGCGAACATCATCATCAAAGTGAACACGGACAAAAAGTAAAGTATCGACACATTGATATTGTTACGGGCAATCTGGGACGACCATAGAAACACACCTGTGGCGGCAGCCAGAGCAGTCAACATTTACCTTTACATCAGACTTTTTCTGACCCAGTTGCGGTTCGCGAGGTACATGCGGGACGCGCGCGGGATGGTCCGACGAGTGTACATGGCGACGAGGCCCAACCGACGCAACACCGACAGTGCCGAGTTGGCACGGGCGGCGCGAGTCAGCGCCTGGTGACGAACCGTGTTCGGTGCGCTGGTCGAATAGCCGTAGACGGACAGGGCGCCGGCACGCATGGCCGGCAAGGTCTTGGGGCCCTTGCCTGGCAGACCGGTGTTGCGGACGCGAGTCGAGCCGACACGGACAGATTTAGCGCGCTGATACCGCGTGTACGCCTTGTGACTCGGGCTGGCCGGGACGCGAATCGTCATGGCCCGACGGTGGGCCGTGTAGCCCGAACGAAGAATGGTAGGCATTCGTATTATACGTTTATAAAAAAGTGAGACGCCGGAACACCAAAGATGATTATCGCCGACTTTGAATCGACGTACCAGGGGTTTGTCCACTCGATGAGCTACATGCCAGTGACTTTTACGGTCGAAAAAGGCTGGAAGAGTCGCGGTCGAGGT